CTTCAGGCAATAAACTCATTACTTTCTTATGATCCATCGAAGCCCATAGGCTTCGATAATCACTCTAAGCTGATATTCAGCGATAAGTGCGGAAACACCATCCACTGCTGTTCAAACTACCAAGTAGAACATGGGCCAAAAGGTGTATGTAAAGACCCGGTTGACTGCCTTCGGTATGTCGCAGTGGGCAATTACCGCTACTACGAAGATCACGAATTAGGCGTAACAGGAACAGGAGGCTACTAATGGCTATATTGAACAAACCAATAATTAACGGCATCAAAGTCGAACTAACATGGGATGAAATTCAATTCTGTCAGCTTTACGGCAGAATGAGAACCTTGATAGCTAAGGGTAATAATTTACCTGACACTAAAATGGGTGATCAGGATGGAGCTGAAGGTGATGTTATGGGCTTTATGGGTGAGTTGGCTTTCGCAAAGCATTTTAACACATTCCCTGACTTAGGACTGAAATCAAAGTCAGGAACAGCAGATGGCTTATTCAAAGGCAAATACTATGATGTTAAATCGTCTTTAGTCGAAAATGCCAAACTACTTTGCACGCTAAAAGATAATCCTGATGTGGACTTGTATGTTCTCGCAATTGTTAAAACTCCAATTGTCGAAATCAAAGGCTGGGCTTGGAAGAGTGAGCTAGTCAAGGAATCCAACAAAACAGATTTAGGTCATGGCTTATCGTATGCACTAGACCAACAAAACCTTCATTTATTTTAGGAGCAAAAACATGAGATATGAAGATTTCAGGAACTAAGATAGAGAAAATACAAAAGCTACGCAGTGAAGGTAAAAGTTATGCCGAGATTGCTAAACAGACGAAAGTAAGCCGTTCATCGGTGATGAATATCATTAAGCGACAAAAGAAAGATGAAGATTCAATAACTGATGCTTGGATATACAAGACCTGTCCAAACCCAAGGCTAGTTCTGATACATTTTGGAGACAAAAGTAAGTGGGCAAAGTGTGTCGTAAAAGCAGGAGCTTACAACATTCCAAACAAACCATTGAGGGTAACCAAAATTAAGACAACAGATGAAGATTTATACAGACAGCTTTAAGGAAAATAATGTCGAGCGAGCAGATAGAGTAAATGCAATGCTCAAGTCAATGATCATTGAGACAGCACTATTTTGCTACATTCATGACAAGCCGATCCCCAAGTTCACAAGAGAGCAAATATCGGAGTATTGCGGATGCTCGAAAGACTACATTGGAAGAATCCATGATTCAGCTTTGCGAAAGATAAAATCTGCTACGGCAGAATTATAATTATGGCAGAGCAAGAGAACGAACTTTACGAACATGAAGCGAAGCCGGATATCGATTTTCTCAAAAGCGATTTTGATAGATGTCGGCACAATCTTTCCTACTACCTCGATCTAGCTGAAGAGGCTAGGGACATTCGACGGAATGTTTGGGTAGGCAAATCCAAGACCGGGCGAAAAGAAGACCCTGATGCTTTTCCTTGGCAAGGTGCTTCTGACTTAGAACCAAACCTGGTAACACCATTAATTGATGGTGACATCGCTTTACTCAAAAGTGCGGTTCATCGAGGCAACCTGATTGCTTCTCCAGTTGAAGCAAACGACATCACTTCATCAGCAATTGTCACTCAATTCATGAGATGGAGACTTGGAACAATGGATGAGCTTCCTCGCGAAGTAGGGGTGGCAGCAAACTATTTATTAGAGCAAGGCTTTTGCTTTTTGGGTGTTCATTTTCGTCGTGAGGTGACTAGGGTTTTAAAGCCCATCACTCTTCAGGAGATTTCAGCTCTTTCTCCTGACATAGGTTCTGCCATAACCGACGATGATATGAAGGAGGGCATTTTGGAGGTATTCCAAAATGCCTTCCCTAATCTTTCAAAAAAGCGGATCAATAAGATGTACCGCGAATTAAAGTCAAAAGGTGAGACTGAGATTCCACAGGAAAAAGTGGTTACCAACCGACCTACAATTCGTGCATATGAGCTAGGACGCGATCTGATTATTGATAGTAATATTCTCGATCTGCAATCTGCTAGAGCAATCTACACAGTCAATTATTATACGCCGGAACAATTACGAGCAAAAGTGGTTACTGATGAATTTGACGCTAACTTTGTTGATGAAGTGATCGAGAATACAACTGGAGATTACGATCATAAGTACGAAGGTTATTCCGAAGCCATCATGTCGGGAGAGCATGAAGCTCCTGATCATTATGATGGATTGGTTCGTTTGATTAGTTGCTACCGCAAAGAGGTGGACGAGGATGGAATTAGTGTATGCACCTACACCTGTTTTTCTGAGCAAGCTGAAGGTTATGCTAAGACTTACACTATGTCAGTTGATGCTGGAAAATATCCGTTTGTGGCAATTACTCGCGAACATCTTTCAAGAAGACTGCTCGATAGCCGAGGATATCCTGAGATGCTTCGCAGTTATCAGATTTCTGTGAAGTCCTGCATGGACGCTCGAAAAGATCGCGAATCTCTTAGCACTTGCCCACCTGTTGAATATAGGATCGGGACACGTCCTGAAAGGATCGGAGCTGGTAGTCAGATTCCTGTAAGAAGGAGAGGGGACATTGGATATATGGAAATTCCACCTCATTCACCAGCCAGCATGGAAGTTGAAATGCAAATCAGGCAATTGGCTGACAAACTTACCGGGCGACCAACAAGCGAAGCTGATGCAGTAGAAGCAAACCTTGTACGCCAATCATTGGTAAACAACTTCCTTCAAGGTTTTAGCCAAGTGCTTTCCAAGATGTGGGCTTTAGACCGAGCTTATAATTCTGAAATTTGGTTCAGAGTAACCTCCAACTCTCGCGGTCAAAATATCATCATGGACGAGATGGCATCTACTTATGATTTTTATCTTACCTTCAACTCAATGAATAACGACGAAGAGAAAGTCGTACAGAAGTTAGAGATGATTGGTAAGATTATGGGTCAGTTTGATCGTCAGGGTGTAAGCCGATTTGATCAATACCTTCGTATCTTTATTGATGCTATTGATCCGAATTTATCGGATCAATTATTGATTCCCCAGCAGGAAGCCTCGACCAAAGAGATCATCGAAACCAGCAATGATATTGCTAAGATTTCGAGTGGTCAGGTGGTCAATGCCCCCCAGCAGGGAATTAACCCACAACTTAGACTTCAGGTTCTCCAGCAATATATGCAAGGAACTGAGCAAATCCCGGCTGAAGATGTACAACAGCGACTCCAGCAAGATGAGAAGTTTGCACAAAGAATGGAGACTTACATGAAACAATTACAATTTCAAATACAACAGCAGGAGAATGCGAGGACTGGAGCGTTAGGTACACCAGCAGGAAATATTCCTGCATCAGTAGCAGTATGACCTTACTTGCTGTAAATTTTATCCAATGTTTTAGCAGAATTTAAATCGGCTACAGCCCATATACTATATGTGTACAACCCTTGAATTTTCTTAATATTATGCGAGTTATCTTTTATCTCTGCTATCTTTACCGGAAATTTAAGACCATCCTCATTTTTGAAATATATCCATTCATCGTCAGGAGGAAAAGGATTGTCTCTTGTTAGAGGATCAATCGCAAAACCAATTATAATGCAGATTCCAATAATTATAGCGTGTTTCGTTTCCATCATATCCCTTTACCAACTACAATGACCTTAGACAAAGCAATAAAAGCTCTACAATTTAACACCGAATGGAAGGTAATACTTGATGCTCTTCGCAAAGACCGAGAAGCCTTAATCAATGACTTTCATTCTCCTGAAATCTTAGACAACCCACAAGCACTTGCCCGGCTAGGAGGCGAAATTGCATCTGTGGATCGAATCTTAAAATCATTCACGAATGAAACGGACTGAGGCACATCAACAATTTGAAGCAGTCATAAAGGGTGATTTAAACCGATGGTTTGAAGAATCTGACCTTGAGGTCGAGGAACTTGCCGAGTCAGTAATTCAGGCTTTAGAAGATTGGTTGGACGAAGAAGTAGTAGGCTTTGAGCCGGACGAATAATTTGTTAATCAATCTGCACGATCAGTTGGGCTGATATAAAAGTGTGACTTCTCATTATCTTCGTTGGTTGCTTCCACAATCAAATACTCAAGATTGTTAGCAAATAAAACATTATTGATTCTGTAAGACTGATTACCATCTGTTTGCCCGTCTCCAAACACAAATTTATCTCCAATTTCAAATAACTGGGTATCTAGAAAGCTTGCCCGATTCTTATCATCAGGGTTATGCATTACTTTCCCTACGAATCGGTTACTGGAAAGAACTTTATTTTTTAGGATTTTTGGACCAAAA